CCCGTGTACATACCTCCTCCTACAACTGAAGTGAGCGACACCATGACTATCAAGCAATTGAACAACATGGTGGATCGCTCCATAGCTGTTATGAGGATCAAAACTGGAGATGCAAAGTGGTCTTATTGTAATACCCTGCCTTTATGTTCCAATTTGTGGATAGTGCCCAAGCACATGTTACCACCATATGGTGACAAAGCTCAGGGTGTAATTGAGTATCAATCTGATGACGAGTTAGGCCGAGTTTATGAATTTATTCTAGGTTCAGCCAATCGTTACGATCTTAAGGATGACGACTTTAGTATTATTCAAGTCGTGTCTAGTGGATCTCAGGTTAATTTTTTCAACACTATGCCGGACAAGCGAACAACAAGTGCGCCAATTTATTGCACGCACCAGTACCGGAACAAAAATGACTATTCTACAGCTTTGAAAAGGGTTAGAATGGGCAGTCAACAGAGTTACAGACATCCTTCAGGCGATTTTACTGAGAGGTGGGCCGTTCCTTACGATTATATGGCAGACACTTTTCCAGGCCTGTGCATGGCTACACTGTGCGCTTATACTACCAAACCTTATATTTTAGGTTTCCATCGAGCAGGGAGTTCAGATTCCAAGAATCTGGCCTTAGCCACAATGGTAGATCGAGAAATGTTTTGGCCGGCTTTGCAATATTTTAAGCCCAAAGGTCTGATGGTCGCTGACGCTGGGGTGTTCCCTTTAGAGTTGTATGGGAAAAAATTGACGCTGCAATCGTGTGCTCATAAGCACCATTGCGTCAATTTTATAACTGATCTCGAGGGGAGACGACCCAATGTGGAAGTGTATGGTACACTTAATACGCCACGTGCTAAGTTCAAATCTAATGTGCATACGTCGCCTATTTCAGAATTGGTGACAGAAGAAATGCGTTTGGAGAAGAAACATGGCGCTCCTAGTACAGTAGGCTACAATAAACACTGGCAACGAGATTTACAAAAAGTTGTTTGTGCTCACAATGCTATTGATCCAGATCTGTTGGAACTGGCTATGAATGACGCCAAGAAATTGTACGAAGAGAAGGTTCCTCAACGCATGCTGGACAAAGCTCGCCCCTTAACTTTGGACGAGTCTTTGGCCGGTATAGATGGCGCTTATGCCATTGATTCCATGAACTTTAGTACTTCCGTGGGTTTTCCTCTGAATCAAAAGAAAAACAAGTTTGTTTCGGATAGTACACGAACGGTACCTGGTATTACAAGGCCCAAGGATTTGGATCCTATGTATGAACAAATGGTCAAGGACATTGAAGACAGGTTGGCGTCGGGTCAGCGCTGGTACACTATATTCCGCGCTTGTCTCAAGGACGAACCAACAAAATACACCAAGGACAAAATTCGCGTATTTAACGCAGCTGAATTTGCCTTTTCTATTGTAGGTAGGAAATATTTGTTGCCTTTATTGGCAATACTACAAACAATAGGCAATGATGTAGGTGTTACTGTTGGTACGAACTGTTATTCAGAACAGTGGACTAGACTGTATGATCATTTGTCTAAACACGGACACGACCGCTTTATTGCAGGAGATTACGCCGCTTTCGACAAGAACATGTCTTCAGTGATAGCCCGAGCTGGTGACCAGATTTTGTTATGGTTAGCTGAACGCTGTCCACATTACTCAGAGCGAGATAGAACTATTATTCTCGGTTTGATAACGGAATCGGTTTACCCAGTGGTAGAATATGATGGTGTGCTGATGCAATTTAAAAGCTCAACGCCGTCAGGAACTATGACCACTGTGTACAACAATATCTTTCGGCAGATCATTTTGAGTCGCTTAACTTATTATTTTGAAAAGTTGAAGCGAGTAGCCAAAGGTGAGATTAAGTTGGAAGACATACCTGTTTTCCACACTGTTGTAGCTGAAGCTTATTATGGAGATGATGACGCCGAGAGTGTGTCACGTAGTGAGCAGGATTATAATCATGTTTCAAAAACATTGTTCTTAGAGACTATTGGAATTAAATTCACTTTACCGGACAAAACGAGAGGTTTAAATACTAAGTTTATGACTAAAAAGACATTAACTTTGTTGAAGAGATCGTTTGTCTGGGACACAAAGTTGCAAAGATATCGTTGTCCCATTGAAGAAGATTCCATTGCTCGAATGTTGCATTGCTACATGAAATCCAAAGCAGTGTTACCTGAACAACAGTCAGCAGATGCTATCAACAATGCAGCAAGAGAATTCTATCAGCATGGGCGAGCGACATACGATAGTCGCGTTCGTCAGTTGATGCGCGTAGCTAGGAGAGCAGGAATTGATGATATGCTCCAACCTATACCCACATATGATGAGTTCACAGAGAACCTTAAGAAGGGCTATTTTATTCCTGACGTGCCGGCCACCACTGAATATGATCTGCAATCAGAAGATTATTGCTATTTTGCTTCGGACGAGCCGGCCACCATTGAATATGATCAGCAATCAGGTGAGGAAGAAAGTATTCTCCCTGACGAAGACATGAATTCTTTGTTGGCCAGCGCTTTGATTACCGAGTCACACATTGACCGAACTATTGAAAATTATTGCTTGCGCCATTTTGGTGTGCCTCTGGATCGCGTGTGGCCCACAATGCCGGAGTGGCCCATAGCAGGTCCGCTGTTAATGCGTGTTTTGCAGGTTCATAATTTCGAGTTGTATTCTTGTTTGTACATGGAAGAGATGTTGGTTCAAATGAATATGTTCACAGGTCCAAGATACGAACAACAGGACAGGCGCTCGTAAAGAGCATGTCGGCTTGGGATGCCGCGATAAAACTCACCCTGGGAGACAACCCAAAGACATTTAAACCGTTAGAGCACGTTACGCACAAACTTTTTCCTTTCATTAATAGGTGCACGTCGAGCACGAAGTCAAAAGCGACACCTGGCCCACCCAGATACATGGTGGGGGATGGGAGACAGTCCGATTGTCTCAAAGGAAAACCAATTAGAGCAAAGGTGGAATGCCATACTTACGAATCTTTTGACGTTAGAGAACCTGTGTTCTATGCAGCGGAAATGCTGCAAGAACAGTCAGGGAACGTCTCCGTAAGTACCACCCCAGCTTCAAACCAGGAAACAGTTGTAGGGTTTGACTCCGTTACAGGAGGTTTTACTACGACAGTCGCGTCGCGACCAGATTCAACCAGTGATTTAGTTGATTCAATTAATACGGATATTATGTCTTTCTTAGCTCGACCTGTTATTATTGGTACAGAGTTGTGGGAACCTGGTAGCAGCAATTTTTACTATCAGATTAATCCATGGAAAGAGTTACTTAGGAAAGCTTCTGTTAAATCAAAGACCCAAGGGTATGATTTATTTAGAGCTAAGTTGCATGTTCGTATAACGTGCACAGGCAGTTCTTATTTTGCCGGTAGAGCGATAGCTTCGTATAGACCCGTTTTGGGTGACGAAGATTTTTTGCGTACCACATCGGCTTCGCCTACGTTGCAGAATTTATTTAGTTCTCAGCGAATGCACGTATTTTTGAATCCTACACAATCACAAGGTGGAGATTTAGTTGCACCATTCTTCTTTGAGCATGACTACATAGAATTAAATAAGGTAGATACATCACTTCAACCTTTGGGTGAACTCACAATAACGAGTTTGGCTCCACTAGTTAATTATTTAAGTGGAGCCGACGCGGTAGCTACTATAAGAGTTTACGCATGGTTTGAAGATGTTCAAATGAAGGTTGCTACATATGTTCAGCAATCTGGAACGGAAGGTGGGTTAGTGTCTAAAGTTGCTACAGATGTAGCCAGGAAAGCAGGCACATTATCTTCTGCTCCAGTAATAGGGCCGTACGCAAAAGCTACCCAAATGGGTGCTAGCGCTGTGGCCGATGTGGCAAGTATATTTGGCTATTCCAGGCCTAGGAATTTAATTGACTCCGAAAAGATGGCCCCAGAATTTGTTGGGAATCTTACCAATTCTAACACTAAAGATCAATCAGTTGTGTTAGCTTTGGATGGGCGTCAAGAAACATCTATAGATCCTAGAACTGTAGGATTGGATGGCCAAGATGACATGGCTTTTTCTCGGATAGTTACAATACCGTCTTTTATAGGTAATATGACTATTCCGAAAGCAACGTCCGCTGATAGATTGTTAGCTATTTTTCCTGTCATGCCTTCTTATTACTTTTTTAGTGAGCAGGGCAGGGACAATGCCTATACTTTGACTGCTAGTGCAGCCATAGCAAGGGCATTTGTGTACTGGAGAGGCTCAATTAAGTTTAGATTCGTGTTCAACACGAC